GACAAAGAGCGCCCAGTTGTAGCAGGTTTGGTGTTTGCAAGTTTTGAAACAGGTTATCCGTACCCACAACCAGTGCCAACGATTTTTCAAGATGCCCCTGAAGGCTTCTTGCCGTTAAATAAGTACGATAAAGATTCAATTTTCCAAGTAGATGCAGCAGGTACTGGATGTTTGCTAATCCACCGAAGCGTTCTTGAAGCAATCAGAGCAGATGCCGACCCACACCAGGGGCAAGATTGGTGCTGGTTTTGGGATGGCCCAATCAACGGCGAATGGATAGGCGAAGATTTACAGTTTTGCCGCCGAGTTCGCTCACTAGGTTTTCCAATTTATGCCCACACTGGCGCGATACTTCCTCACTCAAAGAGTTATTGGCTAGATGATAGGCAGCACGATATATGGAACGCATAAAAAGAATTTTAAGAATTAAGGTAAAATCAAAGGAAACTGCTACGGCGATTCCACAACTGGAAAAGGCAATGCTTCCCAAAGTAGAAACGAGAATAAAGCGTGGCGATCACTAACGGTTACACGACACTCAATGATGTAAAGGCTGCGCTGAATCTTGAAGATTCAATGGACAATGCAGCCCTTGAAATGGCTATTGCAACCGCTTCACGCCAAATAGATGATTATTGTGGCCGTTTCTTTTATACAGATGGCACTCAGGGTGCGCCAGCAACTCGTTATTACACCCCAACCGACTATTACATTTTGCCAGTTGATGATTTTGTGAGCATCAGCGAGATTGCAACAGATGATAATTTTGATCGCACCTATGGCTCAGTGTGGACGGCTGACGATTCAATGTTTGAACCAGTCAATAATCCTTCACGCGGTTGGCCAATGTCTCGTATTTTGGCAGTTGGCTCTTATGTATTCCCCTGGAACTTGCCACAATCAGTACGCGTTAAAGGTATTTTTGGATGGTCAGCGGTGCCTTTTGAGGTAAAGACTGCTGCAAAAATTCAAGCATCTCGCCTGTTCTTGCGTAACCAGTCACCATTTGGAATTGCTGGAAATACAGATTTAGGAACAGTGCGTTTGGCTGCAAAGCTAGATGCTGATGTTGAGGCGGTACTGCGCCCATTGCGTAAGAACAATGGCTTGGCTAAGTAATGTTACCTAGTGAGGTCAGAAACGGCTTAAAAGCCAACCTAGAGGCGATTCAAGGTATGCGGGTTTATGAACTAATCCCAAGCACCCCAGTAGCGCCTGCAGCCATTGTTGGCCAGTTGGATTTTACCTTTGATTTGAATAATGCCCGTGGTTTAGACCAGGCAAACCTTGATGTTGTTGTTTTGGTCCAGCGCTTTACAGAGCGTTCAGGCCAAAATGATCTTGATAAGTACCTTGCAGGTAGCGGGGATTACTCAATCAAGGCAGCAATTGAATCCGATTTGACACTTGGCGGTGCCTGTAGCACTTTGCGCGTTACATCTGCAGAGGCTGGCACTTATGTTGCAGGTGAAATTGAGTTTCTTTCATACCGTTACCGTCTCACCGTTTGGGGATAAGGAGAAAAATGAGCTACATAGTTACCTCAAATAATTTTGAGGCAAAGAAAAAGGGAGAAACAATCTCCGACAAAGAATTGCTTGAACTTGGGCTAAACGCTGAAGCACTTGTTGCTGGCGATCACCTAAAAAGCAATGCGCCAACTAAACCAGCAACAGAAAAGGAAGCCGAATAATGGCCCGTACAGTTCTTACAGATGCATCCGTTGTAATCAATGGAATTAACTTAAGCGAATTTATTACCAGTGTGGCACTTTCAACCAGCGAAGATGTGGTTGACACAACTGGAATGTCTAGCTCTGGTGCGCGTACTCGTATCAGTGGGCTTGCTGATAACTCAGTGACATTTGAATTTAATCAGGATTTTGCAACATCAGGTCCTGAAATAACAATCAACGCAGTAGGTTCTTCACTGGTTGGAACAGTCACAACTTGTGTTATCAAGCCAACATCAGCAGCAGTTGGTGCCGCAAATCCAAGTTATACATTCTCAGCCTTGTGCGCCGAATGGCAACCACTTTCAGGTGCAGTTGGTGAACTTGCAACAATCTCTGCAACTTGGCCAATCTCAGGTGCTATCACAAAGGCGATTGCATAAATGGCACGCATTGTATTAACAAATGCCTATGTCTTGTATGCAAGCAATGACATTTCGCAATATGTCACATCAGTTGCACTTTCATCAAGCGTTGATGTGGTTGACACCACCGGGCTTGGCTCGTCAGCTCGTACACGCGTTGGTGGATTGTTTGACAATCAACTAACTGTTGAGTTCAATCAAGATTTTGCAGATAATGCTCTTGAAGAACTTATCAATGGCACATCACTTGCAACATCAACTGTTGGAACTGCCGTGGCAATGGAAATTCGCCCAGTCAATACAACAGTAAGTGCCAGCAATCCAAAATACACATTTAATGCTTTGATTGCTGAATGGCAGCCACTTTCAGGTGCCGTTGGTGAGTTAGTAACGGCAAGTGTGACTTGGCCAATTTCAGGTGCAATTACAAAAGCAATTTCATAATCAACTAAGGGGGAAAAGATGGATGGATTAGCAGTAAAAGTAAAGACAACCGAAGGTGTTGAGGTGTCCTACAAACTGACACCTCGTATCATTGTTGCATTTGAACAACAGTTTGGTGCAGGGATGCCTAAACTTTTGGGAGAGCAACAAAAAATTGAACACATCTATTGGTTGGCTTGGAAAGCAATGCAGGTAAATGGAGTTGTGGTTAAACTTTTTGGTCCTGAATTCTTAGACAGTATCGTTTCTGCCGAATTGGACAGTGATAGTTCTTTCGAATCCACCGCAACAGTTTAACCTATACGATTGCAGCCGTTGCGGTTGAAACTGGGATTAGTCCAAATGAATTACTTGATGCACCTGAAGGAATCCTTGAAGCAATCACGATCTATATGAAGGAACGAGCTAAAGCCAATGGCTGAAGAAGTAATTGTTCTTACAGGTATCAAAGAAACTATTAATGCCCTAAAAGTCTTTGATAAAGATGCAGTTAAACGCTTCAATAAGGTAATCAATACTGAACTTGCTGGCGCTCAACGAGATGCGCGCAATATCATCCAGGATGAACCGCCGATGAGTGGTTGGAGCAAATCCGATGCGGCTAAACCCCGCAAAACCACTCGCGGTGGTGCTGGATGGCCTGGGTGGAACGCTGGCGAAATCAAAAGCAAGATTACAAAAACAAAAGCCGAAGGCAAAGTTCGTGGAGATTACACAACAAGTGCTGGTGCTTTGCTGAATAAATCTGCAGCGGGTTCAATTTTTGAAGTTGCTGGGCGCGTTGCTTCAGGTACTCGAAAAATGACTGCCCAATCATCTAGTGGGCAATTCCTGCGCACTCTCGGAAACAGATTTGGAAAAGCATCGCGTGTAGTATGGCGTGTTGTTGATAAAGACAGATTAAGAATTGAAGCAAATGTAAATCGTGCTTTGGAGCAGGCAAAGGCAGATTTGCAACAACATTTAAACAAGGAGCGTGCATAAATGGCAGTTGGCGCAGTTGTAGCCCGCATCCTCACCCAGTATTCTGACAAAGGTTCAAAGGCTGCTCAAAAAGACATTGCAAAACTTGGTAAGAACATTGATGCCTTTGCTAAAAAATCTGCAAAAGCATTTGGAGTTGCAGCCGTTGCATCTGCTGCGCTTGCCGTAAAAATTGGCAAGGATGCAGTTCAAGGCGCAATGGAAGATCAGAAACAACAGATTGCCCTTGCTACCGCCTTGCGTAATACAACAGGTGCTACCGATGAGGCTATTGCAGCAACGGTTACTTACCTTGACAAATTAGAACTATTGGTTGGCGTTGACAATAACCAGTTAATTCCTTCTCTGCAGATTCTCACACAAGCAACTAAAGATGTCACTGCAGCACAACAATTGCAAAGCCTTGCCTTAGATATTTCGGCAGGCACAACAAAAGATTTGGGTGCGGTTTCACTTGCACTTGCTAAAGCCATTGGCGGCAATGTCGGCGCACTTACTCGTTTAGGTGTTCCACTTGATGCTGATGCAGTTAAGGCAAAAGACTTAAACGCAATCTTAAAATCTCTTGGGGCAACCTTTAAGGGGCAAGCTGAAAAGCGTGCGCAGACTCTTGAGTTTAGATTGATGAAACTTGACCTAGCATTTAAGCAAGTTCTTGATAAACTAGGATATGCCTTAATTCCAGTGCTAGAAAAGTTTGCAGAGGTTGTAACTGCAAAGATTCTGCCTGCAGTCAATGAGTTTGTAGAAACAAATCAAAAGAAGTTGGCTGCCTCATTTGCCGTGGCTGCAGAGTTTGCGGTTATTCTTCTCGGAGCTGCAATTAACTTTGGCAACTGGGTTTCAAACAATATGGGCTTGGTAAAAGGTATGGCCGCACTAATCGCAGGTATGTTTGTTGTTGGTCGCTTGGCTGCCTTTGTTACGGCACTTACCACAATTACAACGGCATTGGCAGTTTTAAGAACTACCGCAATCGGTGCAGCAATTGCCACGGCCTTTGCAACAGGTGGTGTAAGCATTGGAACTGCAGTAACTGCTCTTGCAGCAATCGGTGCAACTGGATTGGTTACAAAAAATCTGTTTAATATGATGAGCAAAGATACGCCTACAACTCGCAAAGGAGTCAGCCCGCGTGGTAATACTAACAATAGTAATTTTGCTACTGACTCATTATCGCTTGGCACAACCGCCCTAGATAAATTTATTGCAGGCCTTAATGGTGCAACAAAATC